TTCCGCATGCTGAATGGTATTTCCGTCATCGCTGACGGCATCGGTAGCCGGATGGATTCTCTAAATACCACGCTCAAGCTGTTCACTTCGACTGTTTTCAACGAAGCTCCCAAAAATGTTCCCGTAACTGATACCTCTTCTGGTGTTTTTCGGTACGACGAAGAAGAGGCAGCGGTAAGCGAAGCGGCTTCTAAACTCCGCAGGCACGGCGTAGAACTAGAAGAAAAGACCGCTGTTAGCGCTGATACAGACGACACGATTCCCAACGTATTTTAAAATTCCTTGATCTCTCCCTCAAAATAAGCTCACTATCGCCGCGTGGGAACACGCGCGTACATAGAAGTTGCCCCGGTCCATCGTAATCGCTACATTCGCCACGAGATCCTTGGTGTGCCCATAGAAGAGATCGCCAAGGAAGATAACGTGGGACTCGAAACAGTAGCGAGGTCTATCGAGGCAGTTAAAATTCAGAAACACTACGTGGGCCTTGATTCGCTGGAAGCGAGCGAATCAGAGATTGTTGTTAACCTTAAAACCATGAAGCAAAAAGCCATTGAGCGTGCGCTCGATGCAGAAAGAAAAGTGTACGTACAAACCGGACCACAGGCAGGCGAGGTTTTGGCTACTGAGCCGGACCATGAAGTGCAATTAAAGGCAGTCGAAACCATCACCGAGATCACCAAGGCAGTTCTATCCCGTCACGCGAAGGGCAACTCTCAGACGGTTAATGTTGGCGTTGGGGTTGGTGTTTCGAATAGTTTTACCAGCTTTGAAGACAGATTGCGCGACGTGAAAAAGAGAATGGGAATTACGGAGAATGGGCTTCCTCCCGCCGTTATCGACATAGCGCCAGAAAAGGCCGCTACCGATGGAAATACCCCGTAAGGATCGCACATTAGACGAAGCTATCCAGGTATTAGATGGGCGCTTCGATGAAGCGGAAGGCAACGTTAACGCTGCCTACCAGCTTCTTTCCAAGTACGAACTAGACTTCATCGATGATGAAATACGCAAGTGCTTAGATTTTCGCTATTACGCGGAAAACTACCATGTAATTAACAGCAAACACAAAGGCATCATCACGCTTTACCCGTTCTTTGAAAGCCAGGAAATTTTCTACGCAAAAATAGTAGAGATCCAAAAATCTGGCAAGCCAGTACAGGTCATTGTGCTGAAAGCAAGGCAGCTTGGCCTCTGTGTCCATCCTGACACGCGGGTCTTAACGAAGGACTTGCGGTGGGTTACCGTCGATGAAATATCTCCCGGACAAGAAATCGTTGCCGTAGACGAAGAACCAATTAAAAAAGGCAAGGGCCAAGCCAGAAAAATGCGTACGGGCAAGGTGCTAGCCAAAAAAGAAACCCTGAACGTAGCGATTAGATTGGTGATGGACAATGGTACTCAGCTTGTCGCAACCCCAGAGCATCGTTTTCTTGTGAAAATTAGGGGCGGCTCCGGAAACAGGTGGCGTCGAGTAGATCAAATAAAAGTTGGGGATGAAATACGTTCTGTTACTGAGCCTTGGCAGGAACACCGAAATTGGGAAGACGGTTGGTTCGGCGGGTTAATGGACGGGGAAGGTTGTCTACGTCGTAAAAATCGTGCCGGAACAGAGCTTTCAGTCAGTCAAGTGCTCGACAATGGGGTTTTCGAACGAGCCAAGATGTACCTTCGTGCCCACAACTATAACTTCCGCGAAGATTTCGATAAACGAGAGCCTGGAACTAGCAAGATGGGAAGCAAGTGCGTTGGAAAGTTGGTTCTAGGGCGATCTAATGAACTTTTCCGTTTACTTGGCTCCGCTCGTCCAGTCCGCTTTTTGAATAAAACATGGTGGGAAGGCAAGGAACTACCTGGAAAAAATAGCGGTGTTGCCTACGCTCAGGTTCTACGTATCGAAGTGCTGCCCAAACAGCGAATGATTGACCTCCAGACCGATACAAAAACATTTATTGCTGAAGGGTTTGTTTCGCACAACTCTACGATCAATGAAGCGCTAATCTTGCACAAAACAATCTTCAACGAAGCCTGCAACTCGCTAATTGTGGCGCAAGATCCCAGTCAAGCCGACTACTTGTTCAGTATGTCGCGTACGGCCTACGACTCTTTGCCGTGGTGGTTACGTCCAGAGTCCCGTTATCAATCCAAAGGACGTTATTTAGAGTTTGATCGCGGCGATGAAATGATGCGTATGAGTAAGCCTGGCTTACGCTCACTGATCTTGGTAGAAGCAGCCAATAAAATGAGTGGAGTTGGCGTCGGAAAAGCTTTTACAGCGTGCCATTTGTCAGAAATCTCGTTGTGGCCGGACGCCAAGGCTCTTTCTGAACAGCTTTTCCCCTCCCTTTCGAACACCCCGGATCAAGTTGCCGTTATGGAATCAACTGCGCGAGGCCGCGATAACTTCTTTTACGAGCTATGGAAGGACTCTTGGGAAGGCCGCATACCATGGACACCTATATTCATCGAATTCTTCCGCCTGAAGCAATATTCCATCCCGGTAACTGCCGGTGTCACATTCGAGCGCACGAAAGAAGAAGAAGCGCTGGCGCACAAGGTCCAGGAAGGCACTAAGGTTGTGTTAACTGATGCGCAGCTTAACTGGCGGCGCACGCAAATGCAGGTTTCCAGGACACTTAATCGTGGCGATGATTCCAGCTTCTATCAGGAATACCCAGGCACTACTTGGATGGAAGCGTTTCAAGGTTCCGGTATCTGCGCGTTCGACAAGCGTAAATTGCAACTTATTCTGGAATCGACATGCGCCCAACCAACCTCTTTCGGCGAGATCGAGCTTAGGCAGAACAAAGAAAACAAGTGGACCAGCGAAGTACGCCTTACCAAGAGAAAAGAGGGAGAAAAGGTTCCTCCGGCAGTGGGCTACGGCTCGCGCCTGCGTGTTTGGGAGCCGCCCGAAGAAGGCGCTGCATATTTCATTGGCGCGGACGTAGCGCACGGTATCTTCGGCGGAGACTATTCTTGCGCTCAGGTAACCAAAATTGGCTACGGCCCGCAACCGGACGTACAGGTTGCGGAGTGGCACGGCTGGATTAACCCGACACCGTACGGGGACGTGTTGTGCGCTTTGGGTTACTGGTACAACACGGCGCAGATTGCAGTTGAGTGCAACGACGTAGGGTTGACTACAAACGCGCGAGTTATGCGCGTTCTGGAATATCCCAACCTGTTCCGCTGGAAGCACTACGACAAAATCAAAAACTTCATGACGGATTATTTCGGCTGGTACACCAACATTAAAACGCGCGATCAGATCATCGCCAAGTTCCGCGAGTTCATTGACGACGGCATGATAATCCTTCGCAGCGAGGAACTGATCGATGAATGTTTCGACTTTTCATCGGTGGATGACGCCCGTTTTGAGGGTCAAGATACCAACGATGACCGCGTTTTCGCCATGATGATTACCATTTTCTGCGCCCACGACGCGGAAGGCTGGTCCAGCGAGAATATCATCAAGACCCCGCCGAAGAAGGATTTGCCGAAAGATCGGGATTACAACAATACCGATTACAGCCACCTGGAAGACCCTGGAAAACCAGATCGGGTTCATCCCAACGAAGTTCCTCCGGATGAAGTCACTATGCACGACGATATGTACGCTTCGGGCGGTGACGATGACAGGTGGAGAACTTTATAGGAAGGTGTTATGCCACACACAGGACTTGCTTGTCCCACTTGTGACAAAGAGCTTATGACTGGAGGAGGGGCCTTTGGATATCGCTGCGAAAATGCCCACGTTTACTCCGACACAGAAGCGCTTTTGGCTATGAATCCGCGCCGAATACCTATTGCTATGCCGATTAGAAAGCCGCAAGACGGTCTTGCTGAGCTTCGACTATCGATTCCAGCGAAGTTGATTGAGGCATTAAGGGAAAAGTTCAAAGACAAACTGGAAGCGGCGGCTACGATTATTTTCACAGCATTACTTGATGCCGGGTCGTTCATTGTGACAGGCTTCGACGTGGAAAGGCTCAAAGAGCTATTTGGTCAAAAGATCGATAACTCCGGAAAAATGATTGGCCTGATTTATAGCATGAAGGTGGATCGCGACGAGGCCAGAAAGGAAGCGGAAGCATACAAGAGCAATCTTTCCGCTGGTGCGCCAAAAGCGGAAGTTAACACCCTAGAAGGAAATTTTGTGCAAGTCTCGTTGCGGCTGGAAATTGAGGACTACATGGCCATCCAAGATAAGGCCAGATTCAACAACAGTACGGCTCCTAACTATATCAGCGAAGTCATTAAGAATGCTCTCAGTAACAATTGGTTCTAGGTGAATAATGGCTGACGATCAGTTCTTCCCAGAGCTTGTGGGTGTGACTTCGGACCCGGAATCCGGAAATACCGGCTATGTTGGTGGTTCCGAGCAAGAATATACAACCAGAACAAGGTTGTGGTTAGAGGCAGCTTACGAAGAAGCTAACTACGAGCAGTCGCAGAATGAAGAAGTAAAAAAGATCGATAAGTACATCGAATACATAATGGGCAAGCAGTGGCCCTCCCGCCGTCCGTCTTACCGATCTTCCCCTATAAACAACCGAATCTGGCGGTTATTGTGGGAACTTGTGGCCATCATGACCGATATCCGGCCGATCTTTGAAATTAAGCCAACCAAGCAATCCTATCAGCAGCAATCCGAAATGCTGAACAAAGTTACACGGTCGTGGTGGCTAACCTCCGATTCTGACATGGCGCTGGCAAATATTATTTTGTACGCCATCCTAACTACCGGCTACGGGAAGCTTACCTGGAATCATGAACTGCGAAACGGGCAAGGCGATTTAGAGCTTCAGCCGCTCGGCCCGCTCGATGTTTTGCCGCTTAAGCCGCGTCATACACTACAATCAGCGCAAGCTGTTATTTATAAGTCGGTGATGCCGCTAGGTTGGTTCAGACAGAAATTCGGTGCGAAGGGTACACTGGTCCAAGCCGATCCTGGATTCTCGCGCTATGCAACCGCACCGGGCCGCCCAACACACATCCCTTCGATGATTTTTGATGCGCTAAGCCCGCAGATGCAGCGCAAGATTGGCAATCCGGAAAGGATTCAGGATAGCGCCTATCCTACCGCTCTGTATCGTGAATTTTGGATAAGGGATTGGACGTTCAATGAGAGTAATGCACCGGTAATGATGGGCAGGCCCAAAGCTAACTGGAGCTATACCGTTCCCCCCGGCAAGAGACTCTATCCACGTGGACGCCTAATCTCTATGGGGGGAAGGCATATCTTATACGATGGTCCTAATCCATACTGGCACGGGCAATTTCCATTCGACGTTCTGCGTATGAACGTGGTGCCGTGGTCCTTCATGGGGGCCAGCGATTTGGGGCCATTAATTCCACTTCAAGATATCATCAACAATATTCTTGCCGGTGTGCTGGATATGGTGAAGAAGGCAGTTAATCCCGGATTCTTCGGTCCTAAGAATGCGTTCCCGGAATCTACATGGGACACCATTGACTGGTCCATGCCCGGCATGAAAGTCGGCTACAATGCTATGACTACGAGCAAGCCGGAATTCGCGCCGCCAGTAAACCTTCCCAGTTTCGTGATGCAGACGCAGATGATGGCGGCCAAGGAAATGGATCAATCATCAGGAATTGCGGCTATTACGGAAATGCTTAAGAAGAAACAGGTTCCCAGTGGAGAAACACTGGACAAAGTAAAAGACGCGCAGCAGACGCCGTTACGGCTGAAGGGTCGCAATATCGAAGTGTTTCTGCGCAACCTTGGCACACAAAACGTTTCTAATATTTTCCAGTTCTACGATGCCGAGCGCCGTTTCACCATGCTCGGAAGCGCTGGAGTTACAAACGAAGACTTCGATTGGGACCCTGGTAGCGCAGTACCGGCAGGAATGCGTCCGGAAGATTTCGCGCGGTCGTTTACCTTCACCATTGAGCCGGGCAGTTTGCTTAATGCTAATCGAATCGATGAAGCGATGATGTTTGCACGCCTACGCATGATGGGTGATTTGGACCGCGAAACGTTCTTCAAGAAACTTGATCTAGGTTTAGATTTCAACAAGGTTGAAGCTGGCTTGAAGCGTGAAATGCAGCAAGGAATCCCGATGCACCCGCCAAAGGGCAAGCAGGCCGCTAGCGCAGGAATGCCGAAATGAGCACTGGTTTCTATTTAGCTTGCGAGGATAAGACTATTGCCGTACCTCGGAAGGTGTATCTGGCACTTGAAGCCATGATACGGGAAAAGGCTACAGGGGAAGTTGTTTTGCAGTTCCGGGATGGTGGGGTGACCGACGCCAGGGTGACAAAGATTATTAAATGAAATAAATCTTGACTGCGGTTTTTAGAAAACCGACTATCGTAATGAAAATTAGGGTTTGAGCCGCTAATCCTAGCTCTCCGGAAACGGAACTAGCACAGCGATCCGGCTCTCACGGCTAACCCCGTGAGGGCCTTTTTATTTTGGGGAGAAAGAAATGAACTGGGAAGAAAAAGCGCTTATATCGCCTCTGTGGGCAATGATCTCTGGAAGCGATAAATCTAAACCCCGTCAAGCAACCCAAGGCCAACCACCCAAAGGCCAACCACCAAGCATGAAACGAGGCGGCAGAGTTAGGAAGGGCGGCCTTATCAGAATGCACAAAGGCGAAACGGTTATTCCGGTAGGCCGAGGCAAGCGCGGGAAGCGCGGCAAGAAAAGGTTTGGCAGCGGAAGAATGTAATGCCTTGGAGTCCACGAGACGCAAAAAGACATACGCGCAAAGCGAAGAGCGCGAAGTCGCAACGGCAGTGGTCACATATTTCGAACAGTATGCTTAAGCGCGGTGAGTCAGAAGGGGCCGCAATTCAGGCGGCCAACGGAGTTATAGCCAAGCGGAAACGCGGCAGAAAGTCGGGCCGCTCTTAGAGGAGGAAAGATGGCAAGGCGTGGACGAAAGAAGGGCGGAATACCAGTAAAACTCCGTGGCGGCGCGGCCCATAAGTACAAGGGTGGCGGACACGGATCTTTCCCTACCATGCAGGCACCAACGAAGCTGAGCAAGCGTCACCGCAAGCTCGGCTCTGGACGTAGTTAATTTAACAGGAGGAAACAAAATGGCAGTCGCACGCGAGAAAGCAGAAATGTTCGAAGGGCATGGGGAAGATTCGAAGGCACCTTCTATTAAGAAGGGGACTTTTTTACAAGTAGGCACAGTCATCCCTATGTCCTCAAAGGGAATTTCACCAAATGTAAAGGAAGGGAACCCCAGTGGCGGGGAGCAGTAGTAGTCCCACTTGGGACAAAGGATAAGCGATGGGCAGTGCGCCAACCTTAACGCAGCCACCTCCACAGCCGCCGAACATAACTGGTCAACAAGGCCAGCCACCGTACGCTGGCGGTGCCGCCATGATGCAGGACAAGCTTCAACAGGGAGCGGGCGGCGTTAATCCACGCGGTGCATTGCTTCAAATGGGCGACGGAATCAAGAAGGTCCTCGACCAGATGGCCAAGATGGAATCGGCATTCGCGCCCTTTGCGGATCGTATTCGTTCTCTGATTGACGCCGGAATCGGCGCAATAAATTCTGGCGGCCCCCCAGGAGGACCGCAGAAAGACGGAGAAACTACTGGCCCGGCGAGCATGAAGCCGGATCAGAGTGAAGGATTTCCTGGCTAATTAACAAACTAACCCGCAGTCCGGCGCAGCCCTAACGGGAAGCTGGAAAGGATGAAAGAGAATGGCGCAGCTAATTAAGCCGGTTGAAGAGCTTTTGGCATTAATCACAGACGAAAACGAGCGTAAGTCGATGCGTGAAGGTTTCGAAAAGTGGGATTTTTTACAAAAGGCCGTAGAAGGGAACCTTCGCCAACAGGATTATGACAAGAAGATGAACGAGGCGAAGGTAGAAGTCGAAAAGTATCAGCAGCAGGCCAAGAAGTGGGACGAATGGGCGACCGAAAACGTCCCTAAGCACGACAAGCTTTTGAAAATGTACAACGACCTGGAAACAAAATCTAAAACGCTCGAAGAAGAAAAGGCATTGGCGGTAGCGGCGGCAGCTAAGGCCGCAGGCGAAGGTGGAACACCGGTGGATACAGCAGCGCTACTCAAGCAGGTGGACGACATTATCGCCAAGCGTGGTTATGTAAGCACGGCAGATGTACAAAAGATCGCCGATGCTGAAGCAACCAAGTTGGTCGATGCAAAGCTGAAAACCGTCCAAGACGCTTTCTTCAAGCAGACCGTGCCGGGCGTAATGGCAGAAATACTGAACATGAACAAACTTCAGTTTAACCACATGAAAGAGTTCAACGGCGATACTTTTGATACCGAAAAGTTCGATGCCTTCCGCGCGGAAAAGAAAATCATGGATTTGAACGAAGCTTATGACCGTTTTGTGTCAGAAGCACGCACGAAGGCGTCCACGGACAAGCTGACCAAGGAAATCACCGAAAAGGTCGAAAAGGAATACGCCACCAAGCACAATCTGCCTGGTTCGGGCGTGCCTGCGGCTCCGGAGCTTGGTCCTCTACAGATTAATCGTTTGGGCAAGGCACCTACTCTTCCTGCGGATACCGAACTCGGCGACAACCGCGCAGCTTATGCGGCGGCAAGTGAATTGAGGAACGAAGGTAAGTGGTAGAAAACATGAGACTTAAATCATTATCACAATGTTTTAAATGTGGTTCTGAAATAAGGTCAACGGAACAAGAGCATGTGCCGCCCACGCCAGAAGAAGAACTATCTGTGACGGGGGCTAGTTCAATAAAAATTTTCGTGAACTTCGGAAGGCGATATTGCCGCAGCCGAATTCACAATCTGTAAACAGGTGGAAGGAAGCCGAAGCAGGGCGCAGCCGATGAACCTGAAATCAAATAAAGGAGAAATTATTCATGGCCTTGAGTTATGATGATCTAACTAGTAAAACAAACAAGTTTAACTAGATGGACTTGTTAAAACGACTGGTAATACAGGGAACGCCCAGTTAGAATGGAAACATTCTAGGCAACCCTGACGAAACGCCAAAGAAAGAAATGACGAAACAAGAACAATTCGCGTACTGTGCGGGACTGCTGGATGGAGAAGGGTGTTTCCATGCGAGCAGGAACGACCACTGCAACACATTTAGGTACGGGATAACTATCAACATGGATTATCGTAAACCATTGTTGAGAATCGCCGGTCTTTTCGGCGGCGAAGTTAAGCCTATTCTTGCTGGTGGATTTACGTGGTCAATACCCCGCGACTTGCTCTCACGCTGTTTGGATGCTGTTATTCCGTTCCTTATGGTTAAAAGAGAGCAGGCCGAACTATTACGTGAAATGTGGAATACGTTTCAGGATACTGGCCGAAAGCGAGGTCAGGCACCGTCCGAAGACGTTGTGGTTTATCGGCAAAAACTCACTGATAGAATCACATCACTGAAGGATGATTATTCCTTGAAACCGATTCCGATTCTGCCAAAGAAGTGCATTAATGCTTATGTGGCGGGAATCCTTGATGCCGAAGGATCGTTTGGTATTTACTATGGTTTTGGAAAGAGATACCTTGCTAAAGTCCAAGTTGGAATGTGTGACCCAACCCCCATAACTGTTATCGTAAAGTTTTTTGGTGGATGTATGATGTCATCCTCCAAGAATCACAAGAATACAGTTTATTTCTCTGCTTTAGAGCGCGGGGCGGCGGTTAATATTTCCAAAAAGACAAAGCCGTATCGCTTGCTAAAACAGGAGCAATCTTCTCTTGTTATTTTGCTGCAAAATCACATTGATTTGTGGCAGGCAAAGAGACATGGAAATACTCCACATCCAGAAAAGGTCATTTCTCAAAGAGAACGATGGTATCAGCGTTGTCGTTCTCTGAATTCCCAAAGCGTGCGTGCAGAGACTAACCCCAGTCGGCCCTCCGTGGCAAGTGATAGCCCGAACTGCATCGGACTGCAAGATGCAGAGCCAGCAGAAATGACTGGCCGCTACGCAACTGCGTAGTTAGTGGCGGGATTATCCCGCTAAGTAACAGACAGCATCGTGCCAAGGTTAGTGGACAACGTTTACAAAAGTTCTCCTGTTCTCACTCGGCTAAGAACCAAGAACATGGAACGCTTTGAGGGTGGCACGACGATAAACTGTCGTCATTAAATCCGGCTATATCGGGAAAGAGCCACTATAATAGTGGCAAATTCCGAGGAAAGGTCGGGTCACTAACATGGAAGAACTAAAACTAACTAAGATTGAAGCGGCGTATATGGCCGGACTGGTCGATGGTGAAGGAACCATCGGAATGGTCAGGGATGCGTGTAAAGGCGGCGACCGTGATATGAGGTTTCGTGTTCGCTTAACCATTACTTCCACTTCAATTGAATTAGTTTCATTTCTTATAGAAAGTTTTGGTGGATTTCCAACTTGGGCTAAGATAAAAAATAAAAAAC